TTTTGCAAATGGAATAGCAGTATCAAGACAAAGTGATAATAATACAGGACACTTACTACCTGGTGTTCCTTGTCCTTCTCACTCTGCACCTATCGCAACTGGTTCTGGTAGTGTATTCGTAAATACTCTAGGGTGTGGTCGAGTTGGTGATGGAATATCAGGATGTACATCCGTGGCTGCAGGGTCAGGTAATGTATTTGCTGGTGGTTAAAAAATCGGTATAAATATTACAATAGGAGAGATTACGAATGTCAAGGTATGACGCTACACAAAGTAATGAAAGTAAAAGAAGTAGTAGAATCTATAAAGATTTAAACTTAAACTTTCAACAGAATACTGCTACTAAAGATATTCAAAAAATTACGGATGTTGAAGCTGTAAAAAGAAGTGTACGAAACTTAATTAATACAAACCATTACGAAAAACCTTTTCATCCAGAAATTGGATCTAACTTGAGAGCGATGTTATTCGAAAACATTAGTCCTCAGATGAACCATGTAATCACAAAACAAATAGAATTACTAATTAAAAATTACGAATCAAGATGTAAGCTAGTTCAAGTAAGTACAAACCCACAACTAGACGCAAACGGATATTCATGTACTATATCTTTTTATGTACAGAATTATCCAGAACCTGTGATTGTAGAATCATTTTTAGAAAGACTAAGATAATATGGCAACTAAACTAGAAATATCAGAATTAGATTTTGATGGTATAAAAGAAAATCTAAAAACATTTTTATCTCAACAAGACGAATTTACAGATTACGATTTTGAAGGTTCTGGTATGTCTGTTCTTTTAGATGTTCTTGCTTACAATACACATTATCTTGGATTTAATGCTAATATGTTAGCTAATGAAATGTTTTTAGACAGCGCTGATTTAAGATCAAGCGTAGTATCTTTAGCAAAACAAGTTGGTTATACTCCAACAAGCGCTACCGCAGCAATAGCAAATATTAATGTTGTTGTAAATGGTGCAGTTGGTGCTTCTCTTACTATGGCAAGAGGAACTAAATTTACTTCAACTTTGAATGGAACTTCCTATGCATTTGTTAATAATGCTGATATTAGTATTATACCTGCTGATGGAATTTATACTTTTAATAATCTTGATATTTATGAAGGTACATATTTAAATTACAAATATACAGTTAACGCTTCTGATATTGACCAACGATTTATTATTCCAAATGATAGTGTTGATACAAAAACTCTAACTATTAAAATTCAAGAGTCTTCATCTGATTCAACAACAAACACTTATAAACTTGTTAATGGAATTACTTCTTTAGATTCTACTTCTAAAGTTTACTTTTTACAAGAAATAGAAAATGGAAGATATGAAGTTTACTTTGGTGATGGTGTTTTAGGAAAAAAAGTTGTTGATGGTAATATTGTTATATTAGATTATATTGTTACTAATCGTACTGAAGCAAATGGTGCTAGTTCTTTTACACTAAATGGAACTATTAGTGGAATTTCAGATGTTACTATCACAACAAATAGTGATGCAACTGGTGGCGCTGAATCTGAATCAGTTTCTTCAATTAAATATAATGCACCAAGAGATTACACAGCACAAGATCGGGCTGTTACTGCTGAAGATTATAAAGTTATTGTTAAGAGTTTATATGCAAACGCTCAATCAGTTCAAGTTTATGGTGGTGAAGATGCTGATCCTGTTGCATTTGGTAAAGTTTACATTTCTATTAAAGCAAAATCAGGAAGTAATCTGACAACTACTACAAAAACAAGTATTATACAAAGTCTTAAAAAATATGCTGTTGCTTCAGTAACACCTGTGATTATTGATCCAGAAACAACTTTTATAACACTTGTAACAAATTTCAGATATAATTCTGGTAATACTGTCAAGGCATTGTCAACACTTGAAACAAATGTATTAAATACAATTACAAGTTATAACAACGATACATTGGAGAACTTTACTGGTATGTTTAGACACTCCGCTTTAACTGGACTAATTGATAATACTGACACATCTATTTTAAGTAATGTTACAACTCTTAAAATGTATAAGAACATTACTCCAACATTAAATTCAGCACTAAAATATACAATTAGTTTTAATAACGCATTTTACAATCCACACTCTGGACATAATTCTTCCGCCGGTGGTATTATTTCTTCTACAGGATTTAAGATCAATGATGACCTTTCATTAAATGAACATTTTTTAGATGATGATGGTGCTGGAAATTTAAGAGTTTATTATTTAAGTGGTACTACAAGAATTTATACAAGTTCTACTTATGGTACTATAGACTATACAACTGGACAGGTTATACTAACATCAGCTCATATAACAAGTATTTCAAATGTTGATGGTGTTGTAAGCACAATAGTTAGAGTTTTTGCTTTACCTAACTCTAATGATATTGTTCCTGTACGAAATCAAGTTTTAGAAATTGATACTGCAAATTCTTCGGTTACTGGTTCAGTTGATGCAATTGAAAGTGGAAGTTCACAAGCAGGAACAACATATACAACAACAAGTAGTTATTCTTAATTTCGGATAACAATGACAAATTTTAAACACACATATAAACAGAAATTAAGTAATCAGATAAGTTCACAGGTACCTGAATATGTAATAAGCGAACATCCTAAATTTGTAGAATTTCTAGAATCGTATTTTCTATTTATGGAATCTGCTGAATTGAATTTAAATTCAATCACAGCTATAGATCATATACTTTTAGAAACAGAAACAACTACAAATAGTTTTTTATTACTTAACCAAACAAACACTCACGGTTTAGATAATGGAGATAAAGTTGTAGATGAACAACTTTCTTTTTCTGGTTCTTTTAGGAGAGGTGAAGTTATTACAGGCTCAACTTCTGGTGCTACTGCAACTATATTAACAGAAGATTTAACAAATAATAGTCGTTTATTCATTACATCAAATAATGCGTTTATAACTGGTGAAATAGTTACTGGTGAAATATCTGGTGCAACAGCCTATATCTCAAAGTATCGTGCAAATCCTGTTGAGAATATACAACAACTTTTAAACTATACTGATCCCGATCATACAATAAGTGATTTCTTATCACAAATGAAAGAGGAGTTTCTTAATACTATTCCTACAGATACAGATGAGGCTGTAGATACACGAAAACTCATTAAAAATATTAAATCATTGTATCGTGCAAAAGGTACAGAAAAGGCACATAAAGCATTTTTCTCAATTCTATTTAATGAAAATGCTGAAGTATATAGACCTACCGATGATATGCTTAGAGTATCAGACGGAACTTGGTCTGTAGATACATTTATTCGTTGTACACAAACAGCAGCACAAGCATTTAATGATCCTATCGAGTTAGTGGGACAAACAATTGAACAGGCAAATAATCCTGCAGATGATGCTGTTGGCTTTGCAAGTGCAATCGTTGAGAATGTTTTAAAGTTTCAAGAAGGCACTACACAAATTATTGAGATTGCAGTTAACTTAGAAACTGTAGTTGGTACATTTACAAGTGGCGCTATTGTATCTGGTGTAAGTAATAGTGATGATGATATTCAAGTTGCTGTAACTGTAAGTCAAGGACTAGCAACAGCAACAATTACAAATGAGGGAAGTACACTAACCGTTGGTGATGAAGCAACACTAACAGGTGGTTCAGGATCAGGTGGTAGGGTACAAGTTTTAGATATTTCAGGTGCAGGTGTTTCAGAAGTTATTGTTGATACTTCAGGAACAGGATACGAAGAAGGTGATACACTTACATTTAGTTCGGGAACTGCTGAGGCAAAAGTTTCAGTTGTTGGTGGTGGTTTTGCACCAGAAACAGGAAGTGTAGATATTCATGTTGAATTAGAAAGTGGAACAATTACTGGTTCAGGTTCTGGTGATTTATCATTAGAGGATGCTGTTGATGGTGGTAATGCTGGTAAGTTTTTAGACTCTGCTTCTCAAATGCAAGACCTTGAAGTTAAGATAGAATTAGAAAATGAACTAGGACATATTTTATCAGAAGAAGATGATGATACGGTAGCAGAAAGATTTTATATTGTTAATCAAGAACATGAAATAGATAAACCATATAACATAGAAGCGGATGAACATATCGTATTAGAAAATTTAACAGGAGTTGCTGATAGATATCCGGGAGACAAAATTGTTCAAGAAAATGCAACTGGTATTGGAGATATAACAGATGTACGAATGATTGCAAGTGGGTCTGGATATACAACTTTACCTACTGCAACAATTTCAGGCGATAGATATATTGCTTTAGAAGATGCTACAGATTCAGCAACAGATGGACAAAGTAGAATAGAATTTGAAGATGGTGGACAAATGTTATCAGATATAGCATTTGATGGTGCAAGTGCAACTGTTATTCCTTTTGGTGATGAAATTGGTAAAGCAACATCATTGCAAATTGTTGAACATGGTATCGATTATACATCAGCTCCAACATATACATTTCCAAGATATGCTGTTTTGAAAACAGTTTCGGGTGCAATATCTGATACTGAAACATTTACAACTAATTCTAGTGGTTCATCAGGAACAGTTACAAACTACACAGCGCCTCTTTTTAAATATGCTTCTGCATCAACTGCTTTTGAGATTAATGAAACAGTTACATTCTCTGGTGGTACAACTGCTGTAGTTATAAAATCTGATCCATTAACTGGAAGTGGAACAATCAATGAATTGATTACAACTAAAGGTAGATATGTAAATCAAAATGGACATATATCAGAAGGTTCTAAAAAAATTCAAGATAGTTTATACTATCAAGATTATTCGTATGTTATTAAAGTTGCAAAAGATATCGGCGAGTGGCGTGATGCTTTAAAACGAGCAGTACACCCATCTGGTTTTTATGTAACTGGTGAAGTGAATGTACAAACAAGATTAAACGCACAAGTTAAACGACCAGTTGGCGCTTCAATTGCTGGTGGATTATTCTCTGGTACGGCTGATAGTCCAATCTATATGAGATTAAATACTCTATTCTCAGTTATATTTGGTAGAAGATTAGGAGTAGGATTAAGAAGTATGAGTAATGGTGTTGAATTAGACGGATTAACTAAACGCTCTAGTGCAATTGCAAGGGCAGGTGTTCCTGTTGAAGTCCACGATGACTTTAGAGCACCATATACATCAGCGACAAAAGATGTAAACCTATCACCTGAAACAACTATACACTTAGAACAAAGAAATCGTAACAGTTTCTACTCACTAAATAGTTATACAGCAAGAGGAACAAGTGTGAGTAATGGATATGCATATGCAGGTCCTCGATTAAAGACATTAAGTAGATTTGGTTTATCTGCTTATGCACAAAATAACGCAATAGTATTAGAAGGCGGAACAGCAACTGGAAAAAGTGAGTTATTACTTGAAACTTCAATGGGTGGGGGTGTTTTACAGACGGAACACGGTGCTTCATTCAGTACAACTCTTGCAGATTGGGCGAATTTGAGATTTACAGGATCGTTGAATACTGCGGTAGATGGAGAGACAGTAAGACTTTCTGACATCAATGGTAGTACTTCAAGTCAGAATCATAAAACTAATTTCACTTTTCCTACGGAAGTAACTACAACGCCTACATAAACTCTTATAAATAATAGAAAGACAATCTTTTTTAGACTAATGGGAAAAAACAATGGCAGCAATTATTACAAACAAATTTAGAATAAACAACGCCGAACAGTTTTATGAATCTTTTTCAGAAACTGCTGGTGAAACTTATTACCTATTCATAGGTCGTTCTCACGCATGGGCAACAGATGTAGATGCTCAAGGGATAACTGTAGTTGAGGGAACAGACGCTTCTCCTCCTACTCCAAATGATGATGTAGTTTCAGAATTTTATGCATATGATGATATGATAGGTGCAAAAATTATTGCAGCTGCTGATGTTTCATATTGTATACCAAGACGAGATTGGACAACTGGAACAACTTATGATATGTACGAGCATAATATAAGTTCATCTAATACAGCTAATAGTGGGGCAACAAATCTATTTGATGCTACATACTTTGTTATGAATAGTGCTTATGCTGTTTATAAAGTTATTGAGAATGATGGTGCAACAGCATCAACAATAGAACCTACTTCTACTTCAAACTCTATATTTGAAACTTCTGATGGATATAGATGGAAGTATATGTATTCACTAACTTCTGCTGAAACATTGAACTTTATGTCATCTGACTTTATTCATGTTTCAACTGACTCAACTGTTTCTACTGCTGCAGTAAATGGTGCATTAGATACAATTTTAATTGCGGCCGCAGGATCAAACTTTACACTTTCTTCTGGATCAACAATTTCAGCAATTCCAATTCGTGGTGATGGTAGTGGTGGTGTTGCTTCAGTAACAATTGCTTCAGGTTCAATTACTGCTGTTTCTGTTACAACCGCAGGAACAGGATACACTTATGCTTATATTAGGGATGCAGACATTATTGCTGCTACTAATGCTGCTGGTGCTGGTTCAGGATCAAATCTTCAAGTTATAATTCCACCAAAAGGCGGACACGGATATAATGCTATTCAAGAATTAGGCGGCTTCTATGTAATGATGAATAAATCACTGGTTGGTCTTGAAGGTACTTCTGATATTACAGTTTCAAACGACTTTAGAAGAATAGGACTTTTAAGAAATCCAACAAACTTTGGTACAACAACAATTGCAAGTGCTGATACAAGACGACAACTT